GAAACGCCGGCAGTATTTACAGTAAATGTTCCTGCGGTTCCTTCGTTGATACTGGCCGGAGCAGTCACTGAGTATGTTGGTTCGACTATAGCTATAGTATGGCTAGTGGCTACTAGATTAGTGCGGGCTTCGTCGGTAAATAATCTTATACGAAACGTTTCGTCATTTTCTCCGGTTGCTGCCTCATTTAGTGGTGATACCGTTAAACTGCCTTGGCCGGTAGGACCTATTGTAAAAGAACCCTGCGAGCCTAAAAAGTCAGCTGTAGAGGCCGCAGGCCCGTATACATAGGAGTATTTGGTAGCGTCGCTACGAAGTCTCGGATAAAGCGTGTTTACGATATATGTTGACTGATCGGAAGGGACCGCAGACCCAGTTGTATCATAGGCCCATTTCAGGTGTTGTAAAGAATCTCCGGCATTAAGAAGCCCGTTGTTGTCGATATCTCCCAATCGCCTACTATTAAAAATTTCCAGGAAATGTGTTTCTTGCGGAAGGATTCCGGCCGATCCGCTGAGTATCGCGGTTGTAACTAAGTTAGGGGCCGGTCCGGACACACCTTCTATATTCCAATAGAGGGTAGTGCCGTTGGGTACATTGGTGGTCGTGACATTAAATGTGCCTGAGCTGCCTTCGTTGATTTTCGTGGGTATGGTACCAAACGCATAGGTCCTCGTCAGGGATGTGTCATTGATGGTCACAGAATTACTGGTAGCTACGACCGGACCGATAGTGCTTCCTGTCCTCACGCTGACTGTGAATGTTTCTGCGCCTTCTGTGAGTCCGTCAGCGATCGTAGTTATCGAAAAACTGCCTGTGTTTGAATTGATGGTGAAACTGCCGCTGGTCGCGGAAAAATCACCAGATGCAGAGCTAGACATGAAATCTAGATTCCAGTATAAGGTAGTTCCGTTAGTTATTCCGCTGGTACCTATGGTAAATGTTACTGTCTGACCTTCGTTCACAGAAGTTACATTTGGAGTTAGAGAGTTTATTGAAGCGGTATTTACGCTAAAACTTCTTGAAGCCATGAGCCAAGCGCCCCTATCTGCTGCAGGATCGTCGTTATAGAGTTCTAGAGTATAGTTTTTTCCGGCTTTAGAAAAAGACGATCTAGTATTGACTGTGATCGAAGTATTAGTAGTACTAGCGCCTTTCGTTACACGTTGTATCTCAGCGGTGCTAAAATCGTCAGTGCTCCATCCAACGATTTTGTAGTAATAAACAGTGTTTGCTGCGTGCGAGCCTGACAACACGCTGGTAACAAATGTTATAGATTGCCCCCAGTTTATCGGGGACGGAGTGCTGGATGAAACAGTGAGACTGTAGCTAGCGTTAGAACTGCTGGGCACATTCATCGTCATCGTCTGTTCAGCCAGCAATTCGCCTGTGGTCGCACTTCCTCGCCGTAGCCTTAGCAGGTAGTATTCTACAGGTTCTGTTCTTGTATCAGCATTAGTACGCAGGGTAAGACTCACTGTTTTTTTATCTGTGGCTGGTCCTGGAACTAGGAAAGATCCGGTATTTCCTTCTAAGAAATCGCCATCTACTGTGGTAGTTTCTCCGGTGCCCGCATCATAGCCCACGATCTGCCAGTACACGGTTTCTCCGGCGTCAGGTACATTTGTAGCTTCTATTTCGTGTATGAAACTTGTATTACTTTCGTTGGTACCACTGAGAGTTAATCCTACAAAAGAATATCCAGGAGTTTTTGAAGTATCATTGACTAATACGTAATTGCTAGTGGCCCTTGTAGTTCCTGCCGTGCTGGTAGTTCTAAATTGTAGTCTAAACTGTTCTTGGAATATATCAGTGTTTTGATCTTTTTTCAGAGTCCTAGCAACCAAAGCTCGTCTATAAGGACCGGTAGTAGCTTCTAAAACTACGCTGCCGGTTAATGTATTGTCTTCGAAATCTGTAGAATTTACGTTGAGCGGTGATCCTTCACTTGTAGTTGACCAGTAAACCGTAGTACCTGCTGTCAGCACCGAAGTAAGTAACTCAAAAGTAACAATGTCACCTTCGTTGACTGTGACAGCTTCTACCCCGTCGGTGTCTAACACTCTTATAACGTATTCAGGCAAAGAAGTATCGTTGACAGTGATAGGCTGACTGGCTCCTATTTGGTTGGTCCTAGCAGAATCGCTGAAAAATCTTATCCTAAACTGTTCTAGGCCCTCTTCTCTTAGATCGTTCCTAGGGGTCCTGGCTAGCGCGAAAGAAGAATTAACCGCTGCTATAGAGACGCTGCCGCTGAGCGCACCGTCAGTAAATTCAGTAGCTTCTAGAGTACCGACCACGGCCTCGGTATCCCAGTATATCACGGTGCCTATGGGATAGTTAGTGTGATTTACTGTTATCGTTACCGCAGAGTTTTCGTTGATTGTTGTTGCGTTTTGTGTGACTGTGATCGTTGATATGTTAACATTGTCTTTGATATACTGTATAAAACCTATGTTTATCGCCGGCGGATTATACCAATTACCTGTACGAGTTACCGTAGCCGGTGCAGTGTGGGAATGGCTCCATCCTTGATCTGCGTGATATAAATTAGCTCTAAACGTCTGATAAGTGATAAACTGATTGTCCTGCCTGTGACTGTGAGGGACCGACTGGCTAGGTAAACTACTGTAGGTGACTCTGATCTCCGAGTCGTCTTCTTTGACACCGTGTACTACTCCTCCCGATCCCCCGATCTGTATGAATCTATCTGAAAGATCTATGGTACCGTTGAGACCATTACAGACATACCAATCTTGAGGGAGGTTATTGAGATCGCCATCAAACATGAATATAGCGTTATTTGAAGCTATGGTGTTCTGTACCGATCTCCATAAATTTAAACAGATTGATTTTATCTTAGTAACTGTTACTCCGACATTTATATTAGTATGGGTATGCTGTCCTGAAACGGCATCAGCATAGACTGACTGTCTAACACCGCCATTGTAATATCTAGAGGTGCTAGCCAGTCTATGACTGTGTGCGCCGCTGGTGCTGCTGGTAGCGGTATAGTTTTTAGTCGCAGCAGTAGATGCGTCTGGACCTGTCCCAGCCATGATATAAGTATTTCCGGAAAAACCGGTTTCTGCGTTCCAAGCAGGCGATGGTCTAAGCTGGCTCATTATCAACGAGTTAGCTGGAACTACCTGTGTGGTCGACAGAGATTTTATCATCTTAAATCTTTTATATGCTGGCATTGGTACGTCTGTTCCGATCGTTGACGAACTAATTCCGTCTACTATATGATTATGATTCGCAGGAGACGATGAATTGTCCGGATAATTGCTCACAGAACCGCTGGTTGATCCCATATCTCCGGCGCTGAACGTACCCCCAGTATGCGCACCTGCAGTTCCTGAACTTCCTGATTGCGGGATTCCCTGTGGCAAAGAACCCGCGGTAACTCTACCGATCTGTGAGTTACTGACTGTGCTCCTGACGAATCTACCTTCTGCTGCGGTATACTCCTGCCAACCGCTGGGAATCGTGTCTCCGCTGTAAAAAACTATAGCGCCTGCGGGTATATCCGGAGGAATAGCATAGGCTGTTCCGTAAAAATCGCTGAAAGAAATCAGGCCAGAAGTAGGTACTCCTATGTTTAGATCGGTGTCGGGTACTGTCAACGATCCTCTGTAAAACTCAGAGAGGCGATAAGGAGCAGTTACGAAAAACTCAGATGCTATTTCTGTAAACGAAAGCTCTCCAGAAGTTTTAAGTGGCATCTTTCTTTAATCTTTCTACTTGCTCTGAAAGATCTTTGATAGCTTCTACTAGCAGAGCTACCACTCGATCATATTTGATAGCCAGATATCCGTCTTGGCGCCTGGCTACTATCTCTGGCAGAACCTGCTCTACATCCTGCGCTAAGAGACCGATGTCTCGTCTGCGCATGTACACATCATCGAGCCCGCCTTTCCTTTGTATATAAGAATCGGTCCAATCATAGGCCACTCCGCGGAGCCGTTTTACTTTTTCTAAGCTATTAGAGATTAAAGATATATTTTCTTTCAGCGTTATATCAGATGATGCGAAAGCTATGATGTCGTCTGATGCCCTTAGTTGACCTGCAGCAGCTCCTGTGGCTGTGCCTAGATTCATCGCTGAGAATGTTACCGTAGAATTAGTAGCTACTGCCTGCGGAATACTGAAACTAGTTCCAGTGAGCGTGATTCCTGTACCTGCGGTATAGGTAGTGTCTGTGGCTGAGATAGTAACAGTGCTACCATCTGTGCGGGTGATCGTAACATTAGATCCGTTAGCGAATCTAACATTGTCTGTGGTGGTGTCTGTGCCTGTAAGCCTTAGATCTACCCCGCCTGTGGCAGTTTCTGCTGATAGGCTATATTTCGTGTCATCATCTTGTGATGATATTGTTATAGTATCGGCATTGGTTCTTGTTACTGTGACATTAGTTCCGCCGACTAGAGTGATGCTGTCTGTACCAGAGCCGCTTCCGCCTGCAACTAGATCTATCCTAGCACCACCTGTGCCTGCTGCTGCCGATATAGAATAAGTGGTATCGTTGTCTAAGGTAGTAACAGTTCCTCCCAGCTTTACTTCGCTGCCATTGACAGTGATTCCGTCGTTGACCAGCATGGCGTTGGTAACTATGTCAGTATCGTTGGTTCCAACTAATCTACCTGTGGTAGGAAAAGTCACTGTGGTAGCGCCGGTCATGGTAAACGTAGACGCAAAGGCTCCGCTGGTAGTGAGGTTACCACCTAAGGTAATAGTCTTAGTGCTGTTGTTTATGCCGGTGCCGCCGTAGGTCGGCGATATGATAGTTCCCTGCCACACGCCAGTTCCGATCGTGCCTACCGATGTTAGGCTAGAAGTTACTACTCCTGATCCTAGAGACGTAGAATCAATGACTTTGGTGTCATTGATCCTATATTCTTTTCCTGTGATTAGATTAAAATCTTGATTAGATGTCCAAGAAGAACTGCCATTGTCTACGGTCCATAGCAGAGTCTTATCTGTATCGCCTCTGAGGACGATACCACCGTTTCTAGCAGTGAAGTCGTTGGCCGATTCTGCGGCATTTAGTGTTATCTTTTCATCTTCTATGAAAACTTCAGAGTTTAGTGCGGTGTAATCGCCGTTGACTATGAGGTTATCAGTGGCTGAAATATTTTTTCCTAAAATATTACCCGCTCCGTCGATGATCGTTTTAGGAGGAGATCCTACCGATATACCACCACTGACATAGAACGGATCCGATGAAGATATCGGTCTAGTAGACGAATCTCTGATCGTGATAGTTTCCGTTTCGCCTGCTAGATCAGTATATGCTTGATCATAATAGATTTTAACTTTAAAAGATTTTTCTTGGAAACCGTCTTCTACTACAGTGGTCTTTGATAAAATTTGATCAGTATACTCGCCTGCAGTCCTTAATTGGAAGCTGCCTGTCATTTCTGGTGTAGTAAACGTGCTGCCTGTGACAGTACCAGAGATCTGCTCGATCCTCCAATATACTGTGTAGTTTGCTGGAGTGGTTAGGATTCTGTCAAGGCTGGCTAGTACGCTAACACCTTCGCCTTCGAATATTTCTGAGGTAGTGATTTCTAAGGTAACTGCGCTATCAAACACAGTTACGGTACCACCGGTTGCCACTGATGTTAAATAAAAGCTCCTAGCATAATCTAAAGATGTTGGAGTTACATTGATAGTGTCAGTGAAAAAATTCCTGCTAGTATCAATCACTGCGGCTCTAAACTGTTTATTTCCTACTATAGTGTCTTTTACTATAGGTTTTCTAAAAGTAGCACTGTCGTCTGTTTCACTGTCGTCTGTTATAGGAATTACGCTGGTCCAGCTGGTGTTATCGTTGAAAACTAATATCCCATTGCTGCCTTGATTACCTCGAGGTCTCCACGACGAATTGCCGTTATAGGTACCGATGCCCTGCCATATTATTCGCAGATTAGGATAGGTTACATTACCGTTTGCGGGGTTGCTGAAGTTATTTGTAGTGATGGTAAAATTTACTGATTCTCCCTCTATGACATTGATTTTATCTGCGGTTATTCCGTATGTGGCTGTCAGAGATTCGTCAAAGAGATCGACGTTAGCTGATGTAGATTTTACGGTAGTATAGGTACTGTCCTCACCATAGTATTCTATCTTAAATCTACGCCACGGAGAGACTCCCGCTTCTGTGGGTATCTTCAGCAGGAAAGATGCATACAGATCCGGTGTTGGAGTTTCTAGATATGGGGATGTCTGCGTGATCACAGTAGGTAGTCCGGTTCCGCTGTATTTTACGCCCGAGCCACCAAAATCTTCTAGGCTAGTAGCGGCTCCGCCGTTGAGCCAACCTGCACCAGAACCTGCTACGAAGAAAGTACGATCTTCTATAGTTCCGGCTGCTACGTCGGGGACGATTTTCCAATATATAGGTGTATCTAAAACCGTCAAATCACTGTCATAGATTATGACTTGTATGTCCTCTCCGCCGTAGGCTTTTCTATGCTGTAAATAAATTTCTGCTGCCATGATTTATCCTATTTCTAATATTTACCGTTGCGTTATTACGATTTTAGATCATCCACGCAGTGTTTCTCTAGACACCATGTGGGCCGAACTTGTGAAACTTCTAAAAGCAGTCACCCTATACATTTTTCCTTCTTGGGTAGATACTACAGTGGCCACGATAGTATCTCCACCGGCGGCCGTGGGTGTTCCTGTTACCGTGACCCAGTTAGACTCATCTAGAGTCAGCAGTCCAGTGTTATTGCCTGATATTATTTCATTGATATTTTCCACGGTGCTGACCCATGCATTTACTACTATACCAGCTGGTGCTAGCAATCGAATTTGTAAGTGGCCACTGGTCATCTTGAACTGATAAACGCCCAAGTTGTATGTTATAGTATCGTCGGAAAATCCACCGGTGGTGCTGACTTGGACCACATTATCGGCTATATAAGCAGTGGTCTGTTCTGTACTGTTCGGAAAGCGTAATGCTCCACTGTTTTTAAAACTCCAACTCGGATTGTTTGTTCCGTTTGCTCGAGAAATCACGAGGGGATCTGAACCTCCCACTGTTATCATCGAACTCGGCATTGTTGGCACGGGCCCGGCACCATTTCCTATATAAACAGGCCCTGTTCCCCCAGATAAAATTAATTCACTCGGCCCTTCGATTCTTCCGGGAATTGTGATGGATCCAGGAAATTCTGTATCACCATCCTCACCAAATCTCCAGGTATGCGTGGTCGAATCTGTGAGGTTGACTCGGATGCTGACATCGCCTTCTGATTCGATGTTCCTGGCTATACTGGCTGTGACATCGCTGGCGAACTCTAACACAGGAGTAACTCCGCTGGTAGATTTGATGCGTAGGTATTGACCCTCAGTTGCGGTATCGGGATTGGTAGGCCATTCAAAATCATTGAGCTGTAAACGGCCGTGGAAGCCATAACTGCCGTCTCTAGCGGAAATGCTTACATTACCATAGCTGCGACCTACAGCAGACACAGTTCCGGACACGAACGCACCGTAGTCGCTAGTGTCTAGCTCGGAACCTGTGACACGATCTATCAATGTCAATTGATTGTCAGAGATTTTATCATATGAGTAAACATTGCCATTGAGTTCAGTCATTCCTACTATGTTGTCAAATCTTATTAAAACTGCATCACCTATGGGACTGGTCAGCGTTACCACAGCAGGATTCGCCCTAGTGATCGAAATTATGACATCGTTGGTAGCTACGACGCCGCCCGCTCCCGCATTGATATTGACCGTGCCTCCGATGCCTGTGAGTTTTAGACCTTGTAAATCGTTATAGGTTTCTAGTCCTTGGCCTGCCGTTATATTGACATTGGCACCTGATGTAGATCCCGGCATACCATCGCCTGCTTCCACACGGACATCTCTGTTGGCAGTGATATATAATCGGTCATTGCCCTTGACATAGAAATTGCCACCGTGTAGGCTCTGTAGATAAGTGTCTTGATCTATACTGCTGCTGCTTTCCCTCTTATAGAATCGCACCAATGACTGCTCGTCGGTCCTGCGCAGTATCACGCGGAATCGCTCGTCCTCTTCGGGCAGATATTCAGGACCGCTGACACACAGCACATCGAATTTGTAGGCCAGTGTCCATTTCACAGGACCTTCTATGACCGTGCCGTTACCATCTCTTCCAGAATTGCCCAAGATGCCCAACCATTGGACTCCTGTACAGCCCGTGGCAAATAGAGCCACGATGCCTCGCCTGTAGGCTATGACATACTTGCTGCCCGCACCGAACGCATCTACTGCTCGGTCGTCTGTGGTCACGAACCCATCGTTGTAGGCTAGAAACCCACCATCGCTGCTGGTGCTGCCGTCGGATTCATAGGTCTGATGCCGCAGATTGGTGGTATATTGATTGGAATCATCGAATTGATCATCGCCGCCATCGCCGATATAATCATCATTCCAATTGCCTATACCTTCACCTGTGACAGTATAAGCAGTGACTCCGCCGCTGCCGTCTACGCCGGTGATGGTCACTGTGGCATCGTGTACTCCGTCCAACGAATCGCCGGGATCGTTGCTGTATTGATCTAAGGTAGATCCCAGTATAGTGATGGTCTGTCCTACCTGGAATCCTGCGCCTGCTACAGGAATTCCGTTGGGACTCTGATATCTGCCACCGTCTCTGTGTGCATCGAATGTAATCTGTGCTGGCACCGTGCTGGTTCCGCTGGAGATAGGCACAGATCCAAACAATCTATTGCTGCCGAATGCTCTAAAATTGTGGTAAAGATTACCGCCTATGGCAGAGACTAGGCTGTCGATGTTGGCATAGAATCTAGTCCTCAGTGTCTCCGCATCTGTTATTTCAGTGCTGTCATTGTAGATAATGTTGTCCACTACTGATTTGAAAAAGTTGCTGATCTGTTCCCGACTCCGAGGCACGGATCTAGTGCTGTCTGCTATGGTAAATGCTAGGATATTAGAACCTAGAGGTCCGCTCACATACCAGTCATCTCGATCTCCGTAACTGTTGTGCAGAGAAGTCTCATAGTCTACTATACCGGCGTTGTCAGTGATGACTACCCGGATGACAGCGCTGTCGTTGCTGTATGCTGTGTTAAATCTAGCGTAATAATTTCTGTAGAACACTTGGACGTTGTCCCTACCTATATGCGCCGCGCGGTACTGCCAGACCTGGCTAGGATCAGAGTCGCTGATCAATGTCAAATCACAATACACGGGATTTTCTACCAGTGGTCCTACCAGCAGGCTGACATCTTCATCTGCGCCTGTACTGCGATTTTCCATCAGCGAGTTGATCAATAGATTTCTTATTCTGTTGAAAGGAAAGTTTGAGTTATTGCCTACGAACTTAAATTCGCTGGCCTGATAATCTACAGTGCTGCCTCCAAATGTGGAGATCGCGTCTAGGACTAGATCGCCTCGATCTCCAGTATAAGCAGTTGTCTGCGTAGTGCCATCTGGGAATGCGAGATCACCATCCTCACCGAATCGCCAAGTGTGTGTGGTCGAGTCTGTGAGGTTGACGCGGATCTCTACGGCATCTTCGTTTTCTATGTTTCTCGCCACTGTGGCTAAATTAGAAGTACCTGTGTAGGCAGTGGTCTGGACAGTACTATCTGGGAAAGTCAGTCCTGAAGTTGTAAATGCAAACTTATCGCTGGTGCCGGGATTGGGCTGTATTTCTACTCTCAGCCTGTCTGGACTGGTCACTGTCACAGGATAGAAACTTGAAGTGCTGCTGGCTGCTGCTGTTAGGTTGACTCTTATAACTCCGGGATATCCTGCTACAGGATATGTTACGCTGCTGACCGTGGTATTGGCTGTGCCACCAACCACCGTCCATCCTGCTGCGATATTGGCATTTGTGGTGTTGTAGGCAACGAAGAAGTAGTTGGTGCTTTCACTGCTGGTAGAACTGGTAAAGTAACCGTCAGTGGCAAATGTATATTGATAGCCTGCTGTTCCTCGGATAGCGTCTTTTTCCGCAGTGAGGTAACCAAAATTACCAGTCCAAGCAGTGGTCTGTATAGTAGAGTCAGGGAATGTGAGATTGCCGGTATTGCTGAACTGCCAGTTGTATGCGCCCACTGTGACACCTGCTGAGCCATTACCAACAATCATATAAGTGGTGGTGTCGCTGCTCTTGATAGACAAATTACTGCTGCCAGTAGGCGCATTTATAGACATAGCACCAAAGGCGGTCCTAATCGTTCCTGTACCAGGTAAGGTCAGCGTTCCGTCGCTGCCAAGGCTTACAGTATTTGCACCGTTGACCAACGAACTGGGGGGATTCATCCCGCCAGAAAGATTCCATTTATTTTCCGCGACTTTGATCAGCATGGTTGTCGAATAGGGCTTTAACGCCCACTCGAGCGCACCGGCACTGCCTTCTCGTTCTATGGTAGTTGGTGCTGTGCAAGCTACTTTGACCACTTTGTTGGTCGCAAACACTCCAGTGACTATGAATATCGTAGATCCTATAGGAAAATCGACTTGTGCATCTGTGGGTATTTTTATCACAGATTCTGTGAAGGCATAGACATGCTTGCCGCGATCCGCTAGACCTAGGATATACTCGTTGGTATCTCCAGAAAATATCTGAGGCAGATCTACAAATTCCTTGGGTGCTTTTACTAGGCCCGAACCATCTGCGAAATGCAGTCCAACCAGTGCGCTGGTGTCAATCAGCTGTCTAGTATAAGCGAATGCTCCTGTGTGCGCAGGACCCTGGGCCCAAGATGTAAACTGCATCTTGTAATATTTGTCGTTGGCGATGTCATGCATGACCAGTTCAGCGCCGACTATGTTTTCGCCTATGCGATGTCTCAGTGCCTGGCGGAGATTAGAGTATGTTCTTAGTTTAACATCGTCGAGATTGGCCCAGCCGTCCCAGTTCCATTCTGTGCCTGCGGGGCTAGTCTCGGTATTCCAAGAACTTTCTACAGCAATGTTTATCAGTCCGGCACCTATACCTACTGGTCTAGTTAGCTCTAATCCTGTATCGATCGGATCTGTGGTCGTGGTATTTGGTTCTTTGGTGAACGAGATCGGTGAGCCGATCACTGTGATCCTATCTGTGAGTTCTAAGTGTGCTAGGCTAGTGCCTGCGAACTGTCCTTGTCCTAACAAATTCTGTGTGTCGCTGAGATCGGAAATATCTGTGGGGCTATCAGTGATTCCATAGCCTGCTAGGGTAGTTGGGGTTCCTGAAATCACGGAGTAGGGTATGGTACCATTAACTGCATCAACTAGCAATGTGCTGTTGTTTGAGAACACGCTGCCTGTAAGGTCTGTGGAGATCTGATCTGCCAGCGATAGATTTAATCGATTGTTTACGTCGTCGTAGTTAACAGTTATGCCGGAATGCACGCCCGATACCAGCATCTGTGCCGCATAATCTTGGGCTAGCTCAGTTATCCCTTCTACGGTACCGCTGGTTATCGCATATAGCTCGTTAAAGTTCTGATTTACTTTGTTAAATGCGTCTCTTATAGCGTCGCCGTCTTTGGAATTAGGGCGTGTACCTATGTTGATTACCTGTTTAGCCATACTCTTGCTCCGTTATCTAGTATTTACCTTGCGATAAATAATAATCATGCCCAGACTCAGCCTTTACCGTCCTGAAAAATCCAACGATTTCAAGTTTATAGATCGCACGGTCTATGAGATGTTCCAAGTGGGTGGTGTAGACGTCTATGTACACAAATACATAGGACCGGGTACTCCCACAGAATCTACCGCGGATAATCCTAGATACGATCGGATATCTGAAACCAACATACAAGATCTACTGTTCTTAGAAAACAGAGACCGGAAATACGATCCCGATGTCTACGTGATACGGGGACACTACCGAGTCTCTGACATAGATTTCAATCTCAGCCAGTTCGGCCTGTTCCTGCAGAATGACACGATATTCATGACCATACACATCAATAATTCTATCGATCTCGTTGGTCGCAAGATCATGCCTGGAGATGTGTTTGAGCTGCCTAATCTCAAAGACGAGTACGCTCTCAACGATTTTCAGTCGTCGCTGAAAAGATTCTATGTGGTCGAAGATGTTGACCGTGCCGCAGAAGGATTTTCAGCCACTTGGTACCCGCACCTATATAGGCTAAAACTCAAGCCCATAGTAGACAGCCAGGAGTTCAAAGACATCTTAGATCGCCCCGAAGATGAAGACACTTTCCGAGGCGACTATCAGTCTGGCATAGTTTATCAGATCGGACAGACTGTGAAATTCAGAGGTGACCTCTATGAATGCACAGCAGAGACTCTAGGAGTTCCGCCCCCTGACAGCAGATTTTGGCGGACACACGCTGGCAACAATCTCAGAGACATCCTGTCTACCTATGAAGCGGAGATGCAGATCAATGATGCTGTGGTCGCACAGGCCGAAGCCGACGCCCCTGCCAGTGGTTATGAAGTAGGGCAGTTCTTTACGCTAAACTGGGATCAAGACACAGGACGGCCTTCTATCTTGTCTGTAGATTCTGCAGACATCGATACAACGTCGGGCCTGCCATCGAGCCAGCTTAATCCCGCACCGCCCAAAGAAGGCTACAGTGGATATCTCATCGGAGACGGCATGCCGCCTGGCGGTGAGCAGTTTGGGTTTGGTCTGCAGTTTCCTAGATCTCCAAATCTAGGAGATTACTTCCTAAGGACAGATTACATGCCAAATAGATTGTTCAAGTATGACGGCGCTCGGTGGGTCAAGTTCGAAGACAAAGTAAGGATGACCTTGTCCAACACCGACGATAGACAGACGCATCGATTGAGCTTCGTAAACAACAGCAAATACAGCGGCATAGACAAAGTCCTCACAGACGTTGTTACCGTAGACATCAGTGGTAATGCGCAGTTCGCAGCCGGAGAAAGTACCTTGGATTTCCAAATCGATGAGCTGGCCGCATTCGTTAAAACTACTTTGGATTACGACGACGATCTAGCAGTAGAAGCTTGGCTCAACGAAGATGCACAGGTTCCGAATATCGTTACGCAGAATTCTGAAGGAAAATTGGCTTTCAGGATCAATCACAGTTTGCAGGCCGATACCAAGATTAGATACAATGTATATCGACGCATAGTGCAAGAAAGACAGGCTGTGTCTAAAGCTGTGAGAAAAATAAGAGCAGAGGCGGACGAATAATGCAATGGTTCTATGACGGCCAGATACGTAGATATGTTGGTCAGCTGATCAGATTGTTCAGTAACTTTAAATACCAGACCGGTGATGGTAAACAGATCGTGGTTCCTGTGATGTACGGAGATCTGACTAGACAGGTTGGTCATATCATCAGAGACAATTCTGAAAACAAGATACCCTCTGTGCCTAGGATAGCCGTCTACATATCTAATCTACAGCTAGATAGGTCGCGGGTAGGAGATTCTACCTTCGTCAGCAAAATGCATCTCCGAGAAAGAGACATAGATCCCGACACTGGAGAATATACACAGTTTCAAGGTTCAGCATATACCGTAGAAAGATTGATGCCCACACCATACGGGCTCACAGTCAAGATTGATATATGGACGTCAAACACTGATCAAAAATTACAGATCATGGAACAGATATTGATGCTGTTTAATCCCAGCTTAGAAATACAGACCACAGACAATTACGTGGACTGGACCAGTCTGTCTGTGGTAGAGCTCAAAGACATAACTTTCAGCTCGAGAACCATACCCATGGGCGCAGAAACAGAGATAGATATTGGTACACTAACTTTTGAGACTCCTATCTGGATCAGCCCTCCGACTAAAGTAAAGCGCCTTGGAGTTATACACAGCATCATAGCCAACATACATGACACTGATTACACGTTCTTGACAGAAGAACATGTGACCATAGGTGGGTTTGATGTCTTTGTCTACTTCAATAAAAACACACAGCAATACTTTATCGATCTCTTAGAAAAGAAAGCAGTCATAGAATCTCTGCCTTTAGATCAACAGGAAGCTTTTAAGAAACACGGAAACGATATAAATTGGCGTGTGCTATTAGATCAGTACGGTGGAAAATTCAAAGCTGGATCATCGCAGATATTCTTAAAACAAGCTAACGGCTATGAGATCGTAGGTACCGTAGCTGTCAATGAGCTCGACGAAACTAAGTTAATCGTTAACTTTGACCAAGATACTTTTACCAGCAACGATTATTATGTCAATGCTATCATCGATCCCGAAAAGTTCAGTCGCTTTTCTGCCGTAGCTGGTTCAAAATATATCATATTAAATGATATCACGGATCCTGACAATGACATAGACAGCGCAGATCGTGCGTGGCCCGAGGGATTTACTGCTAATGCCAACGACATCATCGGATTCGATGGAACATCGTGGACTGTGCTTTTTGACTCTAGGAACGCCGAAGAGGTCCGTTACGCTAAAAATGATCGTACTGGGATACAGTACAAGTTTGAAGAAGGCGAGTGGGTTCGTGCGTTCGAAGGCGAATATCCAAGAGATCGCTGGCGCTTGATACTCTAGCAATAACTACTAGCATGCTCAGCGATCAAATAATCTGCTCAGGTGCTCTTTTCTATGCTCGTAACACTAAAAAATTCTTGCTTCTACAGAAAAGCACGGGCAAACATCGAGGAACTTGGGGACTAGTAGGTGGCACTACCCAAGATTCCGAATCGGCATGGCAGGGGCTGCAACGAGAAATCAAAGAAGAAATTGGATTCTTGCCGGATGTTATCAAATCGATACCATTAGAGACGTTTATTTCTAATGATAAGATCTTTAATTTCCACACCTATCTCTGTGTCATAGAAGACGAATTCATACCGCAGCTCAGCGAAGAGCACGCTGGCTGGGCGTGGGCGACTATAGATCTAGCACCAAAACCTCTGCATCAGGGGCTCCGTAGCAGTTTTTCTAACAAATCTCTGAGACTTAAACTAGATACGGTTTTTAAGATCGTAGATCTAATTTAAATTTCTATATAAGTCTTTAATACTTTTATCTGCAGGCTGTTCGTGTTAAACGAAGTAAACAACAGTCTGCAGTTATTGCCTACTATGTTAGTAGTGAATGTACCTTTAGCCACATTGTTAGTAGTAGTAGCACCAAACTCATTGATCTTAGATATAGTTGCTCCGTTGTGTATTACAAGTATCTCGCTGATCTGATATGACAGATCAGTTAGGTTAGATATCTGTACCACATAGTTTGCTGATCGATACACACTCTTATCGAAAGAATCTACCACGATTGGAAAAGTAGAGCTGATAGCTATGCTGGAAGTTCCGGTTTTAGAAACTCCGATTTTAGCTGTTTGTACAGTGATATCTTCGATCCATCCCGGAGCCAACGTTCCTGGCACTGGTTCTGTGACTGCCAGCAGTTTGTTTTTGCTGGCTATGGCTATCTTACCAAATGTCACTGCACTGTTAGCATAGATGAGATCGCCTACAGCATATGAGCTAAGACCGGTTCCGCCTTTGTTGATAGGCACCGCGCTGGTCAAGTTGGCAGGATTTAAGAAATACGAGCTGTCGAATCCGTCTAAGGTACCAGCATCGATAACACCATTCCTGATAGCGATATTTCCTGCGGTTCCCTGAGATTCTAGGCCTACTTCAAATTGCTCTAATAAGAATCTAGCAGTTCCTAGGCTAGAGTACAATGCTGTTCCTGATATAGCATCTACACGCTCGACGTCAATGCTTAGAGTTCCGTAATATCCATTAGTATTATCGCCATCGCCTGTGATGGACAAGGGGCTAGTTGCTGTGGTAGTCTTTATAGATGCTACAGCAGGTGACCATGTAGAGTCTCCTCTTAGGAACGTGCCGGAGTTGGCTGTTCCCGAATCTGCCAATCTAGATGTAGCGATCACACCACTGACTATAGAGCTAGCATCTATAGTTGATGCATTGACCAGTTTCCAATTAGCAGCAGTTTTACTAGAAGTATTGATCACTCCTGTGATAGCGACATTCTGTTTGGTAAATGTTGCCGTTCCTGATCCAGTGTCTGCCAGTAGCTGAGGATTTACGGTCACGCCTGCTGCGCTGGTCAGTGCTTCTCCTCTATTAGTGTGAAGAGTAAAGCTGTTAACAGTCACGCTGCCTACATAAAAATACGTGTTTGTTAACAGTGGCACTGGTAGATCATTGCCTGCGATTTTTATCGCGTCACCGGCGGATAGTCCGTGATTAACAGAAACTATAGTTTCTATGTCTGGCATGACTGCAGACCTAGTCAGGCTGTGTGTACCTGTGCTATCCGAAGTGAAAATCGCTTTGCTGACCAAAGAATACTCTGTATATAATTCGATGTTTGTAGAATCTATGACCTTGACGTAGTAGATCTGTTGATCGGTTAGGCCGCCTATGGCTAGGTTAGGACCGCTGGCATACATTACAGGATCGCCGTTAGAAAAACTGTGGCTTATATTGATTCTGCTATTTGGATAATCGACATTTCCGCCCACAGATGGTGCAGCGAAGTTTAACACCGTAGAATCGGTCAATGTCACTGTAAATGTGCTGGGATTATTATCTTCCACGAAATCTGGCGAGCTCGAAGAACCGATAAATTTGATATTACCTACGAGATTTATATATAATCTATTTTCGACTCCAGATACGGTTATTTGGAAAGCTTGACTAGGTGCGATACCGCCTAGATTACTGTGATTTGCGCTTAGAATATTTCCTACTTGATAGCCGCTGCCGCCACGATGTATGTCAACTATGGTCACAGCGCCATTAGATACCGTTATGTCTGCTCTAGCGTTCGTTCCAGATCCGGTTATGTTAGTCAATGGTACGTTATAGTATGTTCTGCTACCTACGGCGGGATCGTAGCCTGTTCCGCCTGCGATTCCTGCGTTATTCACTGCAGTAAGCACACCATTAATTTCAGCAGTGATCGTTCCCTGTGCTTGATTTACCACACTGGTAATCGTGTTACCTACGGTAAAATTGTAGTCTTGGCTTACTATGAGATATTGGCTGAAAGAATCATTGCTTAAGAAATAGTTGATCGACTCGTCGGATATCGCGCTCACAGAGGAAACCGCGAATGCTGTAGAATCGCCGACATTAACAGGCTGACCGCTGACGAAATCTATGCCGAATTCTCTATTGATGCTACCTACATTGATCACGTTTGAACCGTTGACGTCACCGATCAGATATCCTTGAGCGCCGGTGGACGGCTGTGTGATCAGCTCTCCATCAACCCCGCCGTTAACTGCGCTGCTCAAAGTTATTGTAACTTTTTCATATTCTTCAGAAGCTATGTCACCAGCCAGTATGTTAGCTGCAGGAATATCGTCGGCTAAGACAAGGCGACCGTTATAACCCTCCGCGCTGTTGACTGAAAAATTTCTAGTAGCTGGAATTAGATCAGCGTTAATTTGTCCTGAAGAATTTAGCTGAACTACTGCACCTGGAACAGAATTAGTAGAAAGATCCTTGTCGATAAATTTACCTAATCTATTTCTCAGGAAAGATCTAATAGCTAGCTGTGTTGATAGCCTAGTGTTAGTTGCGCCGCCTGGCTCATTGTCACCTAGACCAACGTCGATAGACAGTTGTTCGATTTCGATGTCGCTGAGGCTGAGTTTTAATGCTGTTAATTCTGAAACGATGACTTTGTTTCTAAAACTGATGTTACCAGTCTTGTTTTCAGCAGTGATAAAATCACCGACTTTAAAATCTCCGAGCTCGTTGGTTCCCGAAGTGTAGACTCTTCCTGGTAGTTCTGAGAACTGCTCGAATTTAGTGTCGGTCTTACCGCCATTCTGCGGCAGAGAGTTGTAATCGATTCCTGAACCAGCATACTCCCATGTGTGTGAAGAACTGTTAACGATGCTGGGTCTATGTAGATATAACTGGAAATTGGTCAACGTAGATATGTTAGCTATCTGATTATTAGTGACCGTAGATTTGACCGTAAATTCTGCTGAGAATATATCTGTTAATCGATCAGCTCCTGTGATGCTGATATTAGTCGCTGATCCTTGATCGGCATCGATCTGGGAACCTGTGGTAAACAATACCCGTTCTTGTCCGACACCAACTGGTATTTTGTTGATGCTGATTACCAGCTGTCTAGTGTTCGAATCATAAGAATAAACATAAGCGTTAGCGGTTACTCCGCTCACTGATGCTGTTATCGTCGCGCCTGGTGTAAATGTATATGTTCCTGCGGCCAGTGTCAATCTCTGATAGACATTGTGGCTGTCGATTATAGCATTGATAAAGAATTCTTCTACATTAGACAGCAGAGAATGGTTGCCCGTGCTAGTTGCTGTTAATGCTACTTCTAAAGTTTTGTCTACATCAAAATACAGTTTGATATTGTTAGAATCAACTATGCCAACATAATAGATCTGATTTTCATCTAATCCGCCTATAGGGGGGTTACCGTTGGTTAGATATAAAACTTCCTGTGCTTCGCTGTATCCATGCGAGGTAACTGTAATAATATTAGCAAACGTGTTGACAGCGGTCGCAGCGTTAAATGTTTTTTCTTCTAGAGCCGGTTTAAAATCTTCAGTGACATCTATATTTTGTGCGTTCCTAAATCTCAGCACGAAATGATTGACTGGAATTCGTCCATAACCTACGACCTTGAGTGTCTGTTCGCCTTCGAACAATCCGTTGCCTGCGATGTATCCTCGATCAAAGGTAAATGCATTGGGAGAATAACCCGAAGCTCGTAGCGCATATTTTCCAAAGTTAGTCGCTGAGTTTGTGATAGAAACATAACCGCCGCTCTGGCAGTATGTGCCATTCAGCATGAAAATCTGGAAGCAGGATACTAGCTGAGCATAAGCATCATTGATCAATCTCCATCCTGTGCCTCCGAAACTGATCATAGTAAATGCGTTGGCAACCATAGACTTGCCCTGTTCAGGAACACCATCTACGAGATCGACAGGTTTTTCTACTTCCTGTGTCAGTGGAGGAGTATTAGGTGTGTTTACTAGATTGCCGTCAACTAATACACCGTTACCGCCTAAGAAACTGATCATAGAACAGTTCTGCATATATGGCGATGTTGATATCGTTGGTTTAGTCAAAGGTAGTTTACCGTAGCCGATCCTGTTGATTGCTACGTTGTTTGGTTCATCGAAACTAAAAGCATAATTCCATGTGTTAGTAGGAACGCCGTTTTCGTCTAGTTTGTCCCTGAAAGTAAATTCAGTAAAATAACAGCCATTTCTGACCTTAAACATATCTCTGTTAGCATTTATCGGACGGATGATACAAGATCTCAAACCGTCACCGACCACGCTAACATTATCAGGTATGATCAGTGGATTTTCTTCATTATATTCTCCGCTGGCCACTGCTACAGTAATCTTAACTCCGTTAGGAACATATCCGCTGGTATATGCTATGACATTATCTGCGAGGCGATCAGCAGATTGATCTAAAATAAGTTTATCAGCAGCTAAAGCAACGTTTTGTGTCGCTGTAGGTAGCACAGCTATAGGAGCAGCGGTAGTACCATTAGCTACTATATTAGTAACAATGTCAAACAAATCTCCTACAGTGGTCGCTGCATCTAACGAACCGCCGGGACTGCTGAAATTTTGTGTGTTAGCTAATGTGCCTGACACGGTTACTGGTAGATTCTGAGCCACTAATTGGGCCACAGATTTAGCTCTTTCTATGGCCGCTACGGTCTGTGGTACTTGACCCGGTATCTGCAATTGGCCTGATGTCGAATCGTCGCCGAGACCGTCATAGTATTTTAGACCAGCATCTCTACTTTGTGTGTTTCCACCATAGACGAGATCATAGATCACAGAGTAGACTATAAGCTTCGTATCTCTGCGACATTTTGTCGAGTCGTAGGTAAATTCTGACCAAATTCCAGTCCCAACGGCAATCCTAGCATTAATCCATGCTATGACTTCATCTGCGATAAATTCTACGTTGTCTAGGAGGAGTTCTTTGGCTGTCGATACTCCTGCGTCAATGTCGACAGGATCGTCCATGAACACGGCTCCGCCACCAAATCCTGGCGCAGATGTTGGTCCTTGATCGAAAATAGTTATTACATTGTTTAATCTTGCTGTCCAACGAGTGATAGTAGTCTGAGTTACTGGCAGTTCTAATATCTTAGTTTTAAGGAAATTTAAAGCTTCTAGAGTTTTGGTTTTTTGTGTGGTAACTACTTCGCTGGCTGTGGCCATGTAATAGGTAAGCGCAGCTTTCGTAACCTGCCAATTAGAATTGTATACACCGTCGTAGCCGGCGGCTGATATTATTAGATAGGTATCTCTTTTACAGAGATCCTCATTGTATTCGAAAGTAGGTTTATAAACTAACCCCGAGGCTATCTGTAAAGCTCTTCTCAGAGTTTTGACTGGTTTTAGTATACCGTCATTTAAGTCGTCTCCAACTTTAGCACTACAATACACTCTGTTTCCGGCTTGATCCAGCGATTCGAATAGTAACTGTCCGTTGACGCCTAGACCTAAAAACGTACCTGGTGCTGCTAGGCTTTGAGGTAAGGTCAAGCGATAACTGGTCGTCATGTCTTCCGACGCTTCTATGGAAACTACATTATTTCCTTCGGAATTGTCGGGATTTAATTGTATAACTTCGAGTTCAGTAGTAGACGCTTTCTTAGTTTTGATACCAAATCTATTAGCTGTGGTAGATATTATTCCGTTGGTAGAAAATTCTAATTCGTTGGTGTTGGCTCCAGGAAAGGGTTCAGCTAGGATAAAAGTATCACCGTCGACATCTCGTACACCTCCGAGTGATGCCCATGCTACTCCGTTATATCCTTCGAACTCATCGGTATCGGTGTTATAACGAGCTAGACCTTTTTCACCAACTGGTCTAGAACTGTTCGGGCCTCGAGGCATGCGCATGGCCCTATCGGATTCGATGTCAACGTTTCTTTCAGCATCTGGCGTTAATACTACTTCGCCGTTCATGTTGACATAGACGCTCTTGTCTGTGATTCTCTTGGGATTAATATTATTTTGTTTTAAAAATTTCATGCTATTCTCATAGTACTAATCGTCACTACTATTTTCTCATTAGATGAAGCTTCTGCTACGATAGCATCGCCGGTCTTTAATATTAATTTTTCAGTGTCAAAGGTAACGGTCTCAGCTGGCGGTATTTCTAATTTGTTTATGATTTTATGTCTAGACGACACCCCAGGAGTACTTGCTTGTATAGCATCGCCTTGAGGGACCACATAGACTGTTACTTCTGTAGGAACCAATGAATCGTTGCAAAAGATCATGCAGGTAAGTGCATATTCTTGGGGGTCGTTGGGTAACGTTCCGCCGGCGACGAATATCGGAGTTCCAGGAAAAGTAACTTTTGCGTTATTGATTGCCATTTTCTTTCCTTAAAATATCACGCTAAAAGCCAAAGCACGTCTCGCGCTTATCAATTCACCGCCATTATTATCAGAAGTTTTAAAATACACTCCCGATTCACCTCTACCCGCATCTCCTCCGTAGATTATAGTACTGTCGCTGGTTCCTGTAGGAACGAAAGGAATCTTTTTTAACTGCAAAGAATCGTCGACTTGCACATGACCGGTGCCTGTAGCGGACAACACTAGATTTTGATAACTTCTCCTTGGCTCTATCCTATTACCGATGATTTTGATGTCTTGGACTGTGTGAAATTCTCTAGTCCATGCCGCATTTACTTGGCTGTTTAGAGTCAGCAATAAGAAAGAATCTGCTCCATCATCGTCGATCTCTAATGTTGAGGTGCCTTCTGTGATCTTCATCGGGTCGGCTGCATAGGCGATGATCGCATCGTCGACATATTTTTTATTGGGTATGTGATCGTCGTTGACTACTCGAGATTCATAATTTACCGTACCTTCTACGGATATTACTCCTGTGCCGTTATTGATCAGAAAAAGATTTCCGCCATTAGTGTTGATGTGCGAAGTTCTCAGCGGTACTAGATCATCGTTAGAGTTGGTTAGAGAGAATGCTCCGATAAAATTTGGTCCGGCGCTTTGACCGATCCTTGAGATATTTTCATCGAAATAAAAGAATGCATTACTTCTCTGACCTCGATCTATCTCTAGACCAGCTTTGCCTTGGTTTGGAGTTATGCCTAGCCCTGTTTCACCTTCATTTAGGACTATTATGTTATCTTTGATAAAAGTGTTGTCTGCGGTGATGTTAAAGACGGTGCCAAGGATAGATAAGTTTCCGGTAACTAAAACTCCTCCGGAATTTTCTCCGGTGTCTAGAGTTATTGTACCACCAGAGTCGACTATTATCCTATAGTCGTTGTCATTGACTTTAACTATCCTAGCCACAATGTCTACTCGATTAGATAGCTACGAGCTGAATATAGTTAGCTGTAGAATCGTCGACCACGGACCACTTGTATCTATTTCCAGCGAAGTCTCTGGCAGTCCTGTTGTAAAGCTTGGCCAATCTAACTGTTGTTGCTGAAGTAACGCCAAACAGTGTCATTTCACCGTCGGCTAGCGCACCTGCGGCCTTGTCAACCACGGTACAGATCTGTGTAGTTGCACCAACCGTGACTTGGAATTTTTTAGTGCCTTTTTGTTTTACAATAAATCCGTCACCGACTGTTTCGCCGGTTAGTTTAGCTGTTACACGGATGTTATCACCTGGTGTAGCACCTGTGGAAGGGCTACCAAAATATCTTTTGTTTACTGGACGTCCCATTTGTTTTCTCCTCTGTTGACGTTCTAGGTCTACGCAGTGGGGTACTGCATAAGTCCGGACCTTCCGGCTTTCGTTTAGACAAAGTATTTATCACATAAAGAAAAAGGGCTCCGAAGAGCCCTTTAAACTTTTTACAAAAGTTTTGTTTAGCTGAACTTGACGTTTGCAGATGTAATAGCAACGTTGGCAAGATAGTCAGCAGCATTACCAAGAGACGATGCTGTGTTTGTTAACTCAACATATCCGTATCTTGTCATGAAGCTAACCACTGGCTCAAATGTTGCTGGGTCAAGAACAACACCGCTGCTCATCAATGGAATGTATGGGCAGTAGAATGCTGCGGCATCACTCTCGCTGGAACCTTTGTATCCAACCAGCACTGCTGTGGTGTCTGGAGCATAGGTGTCAACGTAGACTTTCATCGCGGAGTTCAGAGTTCCAACGAACTTGGTGTTTGTTGGAGCTTCGAATGTACCTTCTGTAGTTCTTGCGAATGCAGAAGTTGTCGCGCTCTGGAGGATGGTCAATGCTAATGGGCTAACCACAGCAAAGTTACCAGCACCACGACGTGTACGCTGAGCGATGATGTTAGAAGCACGATTGATCTGGACAGCCAGAGCAGCATGCTCGTCACCAACGAATGTAGCTGTACCAGAAACAGCAGCTTGATCATATGTCTCAAGAGCTGCGCCGGCTAGGCTACGTAGAGAAGCAAGGATCTCTTGATCGATCTCAGCTGTGATCTCTTGTGCAAGAGCAGCCATGATCTCAGCTTCAATGTCGATGCCCTGTTGAGCTTGTGCATCTTGTGCAGCTTCGAAAGTCCAGCGTGCGCTGAGCTTACGAGTTTTAGCTTCAACAGTTTGCTTGAGGATCTGGATGCTCATTTTCTTACCGGCCACGCCCTCAAGGGTAGCAGTAGAAGCAGCTTTAGGACCAGTATCTACGTTGTTACCAGAGTAGGCACGAGCGATATTGAATGGGCTGAGTGCCTCATCGCCTGCTGTTACGCCATCGGCAGAATCAGCATATCTAACACGTAGAGTATGGATCTGACCAACTGGACCAGTCATAGGTTGTACACCAACTAGTTCATTAGCAATGACAGTTGGCATAACACGTCTGATCACTGGAAGGATCACACGATTTAGGGTTGCAACGTTACCGGCAGAAGTGGAACCAGCTGTAGCAGATTCTGAAAGGTACTTGCGAGTATTCTCTAAAGTAACTGACATTACCGACTTTTTAGTTCCTTGAAGGCCTTCTAATAGTGCCTCTTTAGTTTCTTGCCAGCGGCTTTCTAGTAGTTCTGACATTTAAATTCTCCTTATTTTAATCCAGCAAGGCGACGGATGTCGATTACATCGGCCTGGCTATTAGCACTACTAATGCTATTTGTTTCTTTATTGCCTGTGATTTCCTTAGCCTCTACAAGAGCCTTCTTCTTCTCCGGTGTGCCACCATTTAATACTGCTGGTAGATACTTTTCATAGCTAGAACGTAGCTTAGAAGTCTGCACACTTTCTAACAACTCTGACATAATTTCCTTTTGATCTTTGCTTAAAGGGTTGAGTAACTCACCTAGCACTTCTTTCCTAGCAGCTTCAGCTTGAGCGCGAGCTACTTCTTGCTCTTTGCTTTCGATAAGGCGCTGCTTTTCAGAAATCGCTTGTTTAGCTTCCTCGAGTTGTTGTTCTTTTTCGTCAACGATCTTTAACAGTTTTGATGTCTCTGATTTCTCGTTGAGCAAACTGTGTTGATATTCTGTGCTGAAAGCTTCAAATATCTTACGACCGAAATCATTTCTGCGGGCCTGATCGATGTCTTCCTTGAGCTGTGTGATCTCTTTGGTAAGACCTCTGGAAACTATGTCTTCAACAAGTCCGGCAGTCTGTTTGATGAATTTGCTCTTGAGCTGAGCAAATTGTACCTTGGCTTCTTTGACCAAACGTACTTTGGTTTCTGCAAGGTCTTTTTTGTCTTGGTTAAACTCTACGATTTCTTTAGCTAGAGATTCAACTATAAACTCTTCTAATTTCGCGAAGTTGTTGGCCATGACTTTTTGATCTTCGTGTAATTCTGTGATTTCTTTGGCTAAACTTGTTAGTACAAAATCATTTAGCTTGCCAGAATGCTCACGAATCGCTAGAGTATATTTGGCTTTTGCTTCTGCCAACTGTGCTCTATCTTCGGTAAACTCTTGGATTTCTGCTGTCAGACGATCTGTGATCATCTGATCTATGGCTTCGACCATTACCTGCTTGTCATGTTCATATTTTTGTGCGAACTCTTCTCTTAGTTGAGTTGTAACCGACTCTCGATTTTCTTGGATTTTTTTATCCCAAGCACGTTCGATATCAGCTTTGATCTCCTCAGAAATCACATTGTTTTCGAATAGTGTTTTTAATGCATCCAACATGTGATTCTCCTTTATTATTGGAGTCCACCTATTACTTTTAATAGGCTTTCTTTGATAAATTGCTGTGCCTTTTTGTCGCCTTGAACTTCTTGTGCTGTTAAAAATGCCTTGTATCCACCCCTAGTATTCATGAGATGTTCATATATAGGGGTAGGATAAGCACCTGGTGCGCTGGGCTGCGCCACAACGTCAACGGTGATAATCTCAAAGTCAGACACTTCACCGGAACCGTCCTCTCGAACGTTTCCGGATCCGCGCGAACTGACACCTAACTTCACACCGCTTTCTAGCATGGTTTTAACCAGCTGTCCCATGGGTGTGGGCAGGATTTTCATCTTTCCGTAGCCATTTGGTCCTTCCATCCACATCTCTGTGATCATATGGCTTACGCGATCTAAGTTTATCTTTAGATCATCTGGATGATCTACTTCGCCGAGAACCGAATATCCGCTAGTGATTTGGTCGTTTAGTGTTTTGACAGCCCTAGAGATCTCGCTCACAGGATACACACGCTGGTTAGCGTTGCGGATGCCGCCTTGGATGCAGATACCTTTCATATAAAGGTTCTTACCGTCAGCACCATCCGATTCCACGACCATTCGGGCTTGATCGAATGTTAGGTTCTCTCTTAAGTAGAAACTCATCTTCTGATCCTAGATTACTTTTTTCCGCCGATTAGGCTCTTGGTATTGGCTCCATTGTCGCCGCTACCTTTCTTTTCTACGCCATGCCCTTTGCTGTCTTTGCTGTAGAACGACTTAGCATTGGTTCCACCGACTTTGTTTACGTTTCCGGTGTTCATGTCTTTAGGACTAGGATTGGCTAGACCACCTTGCGTGCCGCCTTTTTCTGTAGAAAAGCTCTTGGCGATATTTGCGGTTGTGCCGCCCATATCGTTCTTTCCAGCTACCGCAGACTTGGTGTTAGCACCATTGTCGCCCATGGTCGCTGTTCTTTTTTCAGTGTACTCGCGGACGAAATCTTCTTTCTTTTCTTCGTCATCGTCGTCACCAAAATCCATTTCGTCGTCGCCTTCTTCCTCTTCGCCTTCTTCCTCATCTTCTTCTGCTTCGCCTGCTAGCATGGCTTCGAAGTCGGCTTTTAGTTCTTCTAGGGCATCTTTGATGTCTAGGACGTCGTCTTTGGTAGCTGGCTCGTCACCGCCCTCGTCGGACATCATGTCATCCATTCCTGCTTCGTCATCGCTGCCTACTTCTACGGCAGACATCATATCATCGGCAGGATCGCCACCTAGCTCGTTCATTCCAAACATTTCGTCAACTTCCTCGTCGGAAGCTTCGTCTAGATCTTCCTCGTCGGAAGCTTCGTCTAGATCTTCGTCGTCGGAAGCTTCGTCTAGATCTTCGTCATCGGAAGCCTCTTCGATTTCTTCGTCGCTGTCTTCTACTTGTACATCATCGTCAAGCAGATTTTCGTAAATTTCGCGAGATTTTGCTACCACTAGTTCGTGGAATAGTTCCTCGGCTTTTTCTCTGTTATCGTTAACCAGATGCTCAAGCATCTGTTCTAGTTTATTTCTATCAGACATGTCTTTCTCCTGTTTGTTAAATTAAAAGAGATAATCTATCCCTAAAGGCTGTCGAAGTATTTAATATTATCGTAAAAAAACCGGTCAATACCGGTTAAAAATAGATCGTTTTATAAGGAAAACTTATCTTTAAACTCTGTGTAAGTGATATTACGAAAATTTTTATAATTATTGTTCCAATCGAGGACTAAAGGATTAGGGTCTGTGACTCTATAGTAGTTGATGTCCGGATGCTCTTTTACTATCATTTCGGTCTGCCGCGACCAATTACCGTGATAGGTAGCAGGATCTGTGCTTTTCCTATAATTCTGTGTATCAGCATAGACATTGTTCAGTCGTCCTTCTATGCCTTGATAGTCAAACCCTAGGATATAAACCTCGGTAGATTTGTGCATGCTGGCCAATAACAGCGCCGACGGTCCTGAGCTCCACCCTTTACTGGGTTCGAAAAAATTTAATCTGTCAAAAGTTTTAAATCTAGAATTGCGATTAGTCCAAACATGTGTGGTATATTGCACTCGATTTTCATTGATTTCTACGATCATCTTAGGATCAACTGCTATGAGGTAATCAGGAAGGAAATCTCTGTATATGGCATTGCAACCATATGTTTTTCCTTTGCGTGTTAGTAGTTGAGGATCGATTGCTAGGCGGCTACGCCCGTTGCCCAGCACGAAAGATATCGTCATCTCTATGCTTCTGCTGGTGGTGTGCTGTACATCCTGGCTATGAATTCCAGCTCTTTCTGCTGTTCTTTGATGTGAGATTCTGCGGCCCTACGTATCTCGTTGATCTGTCCCAGAGTCAATCTAGTCTTTCTAGTGTCCGAATATTCCAGCGGAGTCTTATCGCGAGAAGAGAGATATCTATCATTCTGATACATATCGCCGGTATCTCTATTGAAATAAAATAGTTCTCTCAATATCATAGAAATATTTATACCGGAGGAGGTGTTCCAGCAGCCGGAGTTTCTGCGCCCATGTCGGGCACTTCCATGTCAGCAGGCGCTTCTTCAGTGCCCTGCGCATCTCCTATGTCAGCTTCTATGCCTGTGGGGCTGATTCCAGCGCCCCTGAGTTCGCCGGCAGCATCTGATATAGGCTTGCCTTCACCGTTTTCTTCTTTCCAGAGCTGCTCGTTTTCTGCGATATCTTCATCAGTCATTCCAAGGAATCTCTTAAGAGCAAATCTCTTAGAAACGAATGGCAATTGTACCATCTGCGAGAACGTACTGATACGTTGATTATCTAGTTCAGCCTGCCTGTAAGCAGCAAAGTTCTGCGGACTTTGGAATCTAAGATCAAAGATGCTGAAATCAATGTTAACACCTTTATTATAGAGGTAAAACTTAAACTCTTGATCAAAGGCTCCTACCATCAAACTCTGCAGTCTTTCGCAGTATTTGTTAAATCTTAGCTCTTGTATGTAAGCAGTTCCGACTCTACCGTCGTTGTATTGGCTCTGGCTGTCATCTGCACCAGTTGGTAGATAGCTGCTGGGGATACGCAGAGCACGCATCAGTTTATTAGTGAAATATTTTAAATCGTCGATTTCGCCTAGATTTGTACCGCCTGGTAGTGTGTCGACTTTGCTTCCGCGACCTTCTGCGGTCTGCGGGAAGAAGTAGTCTTCATTGATACTCAAAGGATTGTAAGCAGAATCTATCACAGATCCGCCACCTGTTGATGACGGAATCCTGCGCTGATGTATTTCATTCTTTACACGCTCAACGAATCCCATAGCGAGATGGCTGGGCATGTTACCTACATCGATGTAGAACACTCTGCGTTCCGGTGCACGCTGTACTCGATAGATGATGATAGCGTCTTCTAACAGTTCTTTCTGCTTGTAGACTTTGAACACAGATTCTAAAAGGCTGTTTCCAAACGGATAGTTGTTGTCTAGACCTTCTGAGAGACTGATGTGTACGATGTGTTTAGAATCTATAGCAAATTCGTTCTGTGCGATGTTATATCTAGTACCTGCGGCTTGAGGATAGTTGCTGACCATACCTCGAGCACCACTACCGCCTTGTACATAGGCAGCACCACCGGGTTGTTGATTCTGTGTGTTTGGATTGATCTGTGTGACCACCAGTTCTTGGAAGTTGACATTGATGTCTCTGATCACATACTGTTCAGGTTTCTTGCCCTCGCTTTCGTTGACTATGATCCTAGTAACTTTAGCTGGATCAACGTAGTACCATTTCTGTGTTTCAGGATCTCTGATGAAAATACCATCACCGTATTTGAAAAGATTACGTGCTACACGGAATATCCTAGTGTTAAGTTCTTGTAGTTTACACCATTGCTGCAGATATTCTTTGAGAATCTGTATCTCAGTACCAGTTGGCTTTCCTCTAAAGTTTAAGGTAAATGGTGTACCATTTTCTTTGTTTTTCTGTGTGCAGAATTCTGCGAGTATGTCTAAGGCAGCATTTACTTCCGAATCCCAGTCCATGGTATCATACTGCATATAACGCTCAACACGATTAGGACTGCCGCTGTAGACATCAGGAAGATAGGAGCTATAATTTGTCCTAGCTGGTCCTGGTCTGCTGCCTGGTCCTGACCCAGATATCGGTGATAAGGCACCAGATGCTGCTCCTTGTGCAGGTGAAAAATGTCTTTTCCAACTCATGATACTAGATTCCCGGAAGTAGCCCTTGTATTAGTTTTTACATTTCGAAGAAGTTTATTATTATCTTCTAACAATACTGCGACTCGTGTCATTGTAGTATTTAACTCAGCTAGCTGTGTATTTGTA